GCTATGGTACTGTCCCCGCCGGTAGCTCCTCCGATTCCGATAGCATTCTCGAATATGTCAATGCCGTAAGGTGGGTCGCAGAGGAAGATGTCTATAGAGTTATCAGGGATAGTTTTCATAAACTCATACGCATCGAGATTGGAGAGTTTTACATTCTCCATACTGTCAACACGGGACTCGTAGGTGGTGATAGCAGTAGCTCGGTCGATGAGTTTGTTGATGGTGTTAGCAGCGATTTGGAGTTCGCTCTTTGTTTTACACTCAGCAAGTTGTGGGAATGCTTGGACTACCTCGGCGAGGGAGAGGTATTTGGATACGGAAGATCTGTCCATGCCGATTACATCTGCCGTGTCTTGGATGGACCAGGACTGGCCTTTGGAGTCAGCGATTTTGGACTTTAGCTCGTGGAGTTCTTTAACTGCGAGGACATGTTCGGAGGGGGTGAAGTCGAGGCGTTGGACGTTTTCCTCTACCTCTAGTTCCCGCATAGCGAGGGAGTCGGATTCGCTTATGATTTTGATCTCAACAGGCATGTTGTAGAGGGTACATGCTGCAAGCCGGCGACCACCAGCTATGAGTTCCATCTGCTCGTTGACGACGATGGGTTGGAGCTGACCTTTTGTCTGGATGGAGTGGGCGAGTTCTTCTATGTTGCCGAGGTCCTTGCGGAACCGTTCGAGGCCTGGGCGGATTTTTATGGAGGATGGGGTGACTTGCATGGGTGACTCCTTATGCAGCAGCTAATGCTTCAAAGCTTTGAGGTCTTTATGAGATAGGCCGAGGGATTTTGCCACGGCTATTTCTTCTGGGGTTAACCCGATGTCTTTCTGGATCTTTGTTCGTTCGGACTTATCCTTAGATGCAGCAGCTCCATATGTCGCGGGCTTGGATAGGTCCTCGGATCGGAGCTTACGATAACGGCGGATGAACTGGGTTTTCTCCTCCATGGGGAGAAGGGTGAAGTCAGTACGGAGGGAGTATAGGGGTGGCATGGTGCTCCTTACAAAGAAAGGGCAGGATACCCTTAAGATATACCTGCCCTGTTTATGCCAACGAGGATGTTGACTATGTTAAGGTTGGATTACGGGAGGAACATATCCTTGACCTCGTTGAAGGTCGTGTCGTTGAAGACTTTGGTGCCAATGTTGATGTCAACTTCGAGTCCGATGTATTCAGCGTTGTCAATGGCTTCAAGGATCTGCGGGACGGTTTCTTCCTTGAGCTGCATCTTTTTCATGAACTTGGCGAGGGAGTTGATTTTGGACTGCCGCTTGGTCATACGACCGGATGCAGTCATTTCCTTCTCGTCACCGGGCTTGGGCAGCCAGTTTTTGAACTCGAGAGTATTGCCGTCGATAGCGGTCTCGTCGTCGGTGCAGACTCCACCGTTTTCAGCCAGGGTTACTTTCCAGGTGAAGCAGGATTTCTCTCGGTCGAATACTACGGAGGTGACGTTTGCGTGGTAGGTGCCGTCGGGGATAAGGCCGGGCTCTTTGTAGTCTTCGGTCAAGTTAAAGTCGAGGTTGGCATCGTAGGATTTGGTTTCGCTCATGGTGTTGGTTCCTTTGTTTGGGAGATTTGGTTGTTGGGTTACAGTTTCATCCGTGAAAAATTCACGTTTGCTTCTGGGCTTTCCGAGATCATCATGTCTCTGGAAATATGCTGCAAACATACACGACTTAGGAAGCGTGTTTTAGATTGGCTATCGCCGGTGTTGTGGAGTTAACACATTGGTTGTCTACCTCCTGGAGAGTAAACTATTTCTTGTTCTGGATCAGCTTGATAATCTCGTTATAGTCATTCGGTAGTTCAGCCGGAAGAATAGCTTGGACCCCGGATATTCTGGAACGGGCTTTAAGGAGACCCTTCGCGATTGTCAGAAGGTAGTATGAAGTCTTCCCCTGGACTGTTTTAGAGGTAGCGTAATACACCTCGTCGAAGTAGGAGGGAACCTTAGTGGAAAGGGCTCCGGTCAGCATGGGTTCGACAGATAGGACTGCGCCGGACTCAGCATCCGTCTGACGTTGGAGATGGCCGATGACTACAATGTTGCAGTCGAATTCTAGAAGCTGTCGGACGTAACCTTCGATGAGATTCTTGACCATACCATAGTGGACGTTCCAAACAGGGCCACCGGTGGCGGAGCGTTTGGGGTCGAGCTGGAGAGCACGCTCCATTGCGATGTCGGTCCAGGATGTGGTGGAGTCGATGATGATGGTTTTATAAGGGAAGTTAGCTTTGTCCTCGCGGTAGAGTTTTTTGAGGGCTTTGAAATCCTTCTCGAACTTTACCCAGGATGCAGGGTCTGGGGTGTAGTCCTCGTAGTTTACATCGAGGCCACGGTAGGATAAGATGGAACGGTCGAAGTTGAAAAGGAACGCGGGCTTTGGGAAGGTGGAAGCGAAGATGCTTTTCCCTGTCCCAGAATCCCCGACGACGAAGCATTTGAAATTGGCTGTGTCTATGGTAACGTCTTTGGCTGAGGGCATTGGAGTTAGTCCTTATCTTGATTGAGTTTAAATATTATAGGTTCAGGTGAATGTATATATTTAACCTTCTCCCTGCACGGGTCACAGTAGATAAACTGCATCCGAGTTCTTTCATGTGTAGATGCCTCGGTGCGGATCTTACAGCATAGAGGGCACTTTATCTTGTTGTAGTATGTGCGGGAGTTTAAGGTCATGCTTCCAAGATTGTTGCCGTGTCACTGGAGCCGCCGGTTTTCAGGACATCCCATTCTTCAGTGATAAAGCCGGTGAGGTTTAGTTCGGCGGCAGGTCGGTTCTGTTCGCAAAGGCGGGTGTATTGGCACTGCCCGAATTGGTAGCAGGAATCGAACTGACAAGGGAAGTTTTCTTTATCTGTGGATGCAGCGATATGGTTGCAGGTATGGAGGAAGGACTCACGCCAGCAAGCAAGGTCGGCGGTGCTGAAGACGTTAGGGTGACGGAGGAAAGCGCGGGTGGGCTTGCCGTAGAGTCCGTCTTTATTTTTGCGGGCTGTTAGCTGGTGAAGGACTGTGAGGACTCCGGTTATGTCGGAGCCGAGATGCTTCGCTGCCCAGGTGTAGCCAAGGATTTGAGCGGAACGGTTGAGGCGGGCAGCTTGAGTTTGCGCCGGCTGGCCAGTTGTTTTGAATTCATTGATCCACTCGTGACCGGACATTTCTGTTTCGAGATCGAGCTTTCCAGTAAAGAACAGGTCAATGTCTGCGAGGTATGGGAAGAGGAGCTTCTCACTATCTGTGAGTTCCATCTTGATTTTGAATAGACGCTCGGATTTGAGTATACGAAGCGTGGACCGGTCATCCTGAAAAGTTGTGAGGTACTCGATGAAGGAAGTGAAACAGTTTTCCAGAGTGCGGTAATCGTCGTAGAAGGACTTCTTGGAAGTTTCCTTTTCCCACGTGGCAGTGGCGAGGTCGATAGCACACTGGATGTGGTCGGACTCAGTGGTGTCCCAACCGTACTTGGCGATGGAGGAATAGTATCCTTCCATAAGTGCGTGCCAGGTGGAACCGTAGCGAAGAGCTGTGGAGCCGTTCTCGGAGGTTATGTTGAGGATGTGACGGAGGTAGAATTTGCGGGGACAGGTTTGGTAGGTGGAGCGTTTTGTGTTGTCGATTTGCATTTGGGTTCTCCCTTTGGAGGATGTAGAAGTCAATATAGTTGACTGTGAGTGTAGAAGACTTCAGTTGGGTTGGGTAGGATTTGACCGGATGTTTCCACCACTTATGCCAAACATCGCCTCGCCTTTTATAGATCGACTGAAATCTTCTACTGCCAAAAGCCCGATCCTTTTGGAGGATACGGGCTTTCTTAGCATCTGGCTTAACAGCCTTCAGGGAGGATTACTTTGCAGCAGGTGCGGCGGGCGTACCAAGGATAGAACCCAGACCCAATTTCTCCAGAAGAGCTGCAGCGGCTTTGGCTTCCGAGCCGGACAGAGCTGCGAGCTTGGACTTGATATCCGCGACCGGGAGACCTTTCGGTTGTGCGGCAGCGCGGATGGTGAAGTTACCAGCCATCAGGCCGTCCCATACTTTCTGCATGGAAGCGAAAGCTTCGTCTCCGTCGAGGCCGGCAGCAGCGTCACCGATGCGATGGGATACGGCCAAGGGGAGGAGCTTGTCCTTGATTGCTTGCGGGAGCTTGGTAGCGTCACAGACCAGGGTGGCGCCGTTGGAGATTACTTTTACGGTTACGATGCTTTTCTCGTAGTCTACGTTCTTGTCGAGGCGACGTTCTCTTGCCATGGTGGAACTCCTTTTTGAGTGGTTTTAGGTATCGGCTTTGTGCCGGTGGAAAAATTTATGGGCTTTGTTATCCCGTTGATGAATATGACATTAATGTATTTGGGTGCAGTATGCAACTGTTTTGTTTAAAATTTTGAATTATTTTTGAGGACTCCTTTTGGTTGATTGTATTTCGTTATCGTGCAGGCTGCCTGACAGTATTTCCGCACTCGAATGACACGGTTTTACCGAGTTCACGAAATTTCTCCCTTATGGCTTCACTGTCGATTTTCCCGAGTCCGACATGTGCAAATATCAATTACAGTGGGAATGACTATGCTGCCCTCAACGGTAATAACCACGCCGACAAAACCAACAATCTCGCCATTTAAAGCTATGTCGAGTTCCTTCATTATTCTTTCTTTCATGGGTTTTCCTCTCTATTGCAATGACTAACATCATTCTTGCCAGTGATCCTCGCCACCAGCAGACAGATATGCTTTCTTCAGCCGGTCCCTTACGGCTGGTAACGACTCTTTTAATGCTGCAAAATGGTGCTCAGGCTTCATCGGTAAATTGATTGCAGCGATAAGATTGTCCAGTGTTTCAATAATTTCCGCTATTTCTTCCATCTCAACCTCCTGTTTCTTCCATTCTATATAAAATGCCAAAGCCTCATCGTGAGTTGACCAAAAAGAATCAGCCACTCCAAATCGCACTATGCCGTCATTATGCAAATACCAGGCACTGCCTAATCCGCCGCGACCACAGATGTACCATCCACGATTTCCATAGTAGTCTTGCGCTATCTGCACAGATTGTTTGAGCGATTTTCGCAAAGTAATTTGATGGGCTTCTTTGACTCCAGCGGAATATGCCTCTTTCGCCACCTCATAAAGCGGCCCACCTTTGGAATATCCTTGCTTTTTCTCGGAAACCCATTGGTCGAATGTTTTGATCATCTGTTACCTCCTGTTATGGAAAATTGTTATCAGAGATGGTATGTTAGCAATTTTATGCTTCTCGTACTCACCTGATGAGTTTTCAACAGTTCAGGCATCTTCATGCCCCTCAAATCTTCCCATATCACCCGGACTTATAACCTCCAACCCCACCGCACAAGCAGGGAACCCATTCGCGGTTTTTATCTTCTCGTGTTTTACCAGGATGTGGTGTTTTGTCAATTCCCCGGATAGGTACATCTGCCAGAATGTGAGGCGGTTGTCTGCGGTGAGACAAGCACCGCTTCCGATTTCAAACTGGTTCCCGCGCTTATCTTGAACCACAAATGCTCCGAGTCTGTCATAGCACCAACCTTTACCCTGCACCGCGCCGATTATCTGGTATAGGTCGGTACAGGTGGGTTTGAGTTTAAGAAGGTGTTTGGATCGTTTGGGTTCGTATGGACCCCAGAGGGAGCGGAAGATAATTCCCTCGTATTTTTCCTTCTCGAAAATGGAAAGGAAGGAGGGCCAGTTCTGCTGGTTCGCTGGGAAGGTAGGGACGACTTTGATGTTGGGGAGACGGAACTCTTGGATGAGTTTCTGGATGTATTGAAGGCGTTCCATGCGTTGTTTGAAAGGGATGGATTCGTTCTTGTGGTCGAAGATGTAATAATCTAATCTCTCATCGACGTTGTTTACTGTGCGAGATGCGATGGAGTTTATATCTGCCCAGGATTTCCCATGGATGTAGAGTTCTCCATCCCAGGAATGCGGAGGGAGGTGGAGGAGTTGCTCACGGATGTAAGGGAGGAATGGAAACTCCCGGTCGGTGGAGCTGAGGAGGATAGGTCCAGTGGAGGACTCGCGGGTGTGGAGACGGACACCGTTGAGCTTGGGTTGGACGAAGAAGGTCTCGCCGAGGGAAGCGATGCGCTTGGGCTCGGCAGGGTGGGCTAGCATTATGGATTCACGTTTGCGTGTCATTTTATTCTCCTTTAATTCCTCGGTTTAATTCTGTACGCCCACTTAACTGGTACTTCATCTTCTATTGTTGTGTATACATCATGGCAAGCATCCCAGCCACAGGTTATCCAGTAACCCTCATCATTATAGAATCCTTCACGAACACCTTCGGGATTGAAGTCCTCATCAATCCATTTATCGCTCCAACACCATACTGGTATACCGTGAGGTGCCGTGATTATAGAAGTTTCATGCCATATCAACACTTGATCTTTAAGATAATCGAGTGCCTGACTGATTTCCAATAAAGTAAAATCTAATGGATCACCGGAGTCACAGAATGCTCCGTCTATTTTATGTGATGCACCGGATTCTTTTATAAGAAGAGCATAAATTTCTTTTTGCCAGCGACCAATTTCTTCATCTTTCATATTATTCTCCTTCACATAGCCAGAAATAATCTTTTCGCCGCGCGGGTGACAGCTGTATAAAACAACCTATTCTCTGCGATATCTGTTTTGTTTACGATAACGTCCTGGAACGTAGAACCTTGGCTGCGATGGCAGGTCATGGCGTAGATGTGTTTTACATCCACAAGGGATTCTGCGTAGTCCCAGAAAGGTTTCCAGCGTTTTGTAGCGCGAGCTTCTTTTCCCAACTGAGATTTGTTGTCCTCAAAGTTCATCATATCACGTGGGGATAGAGGGACTGTGATGGTGTCGGATGCTCCGGTGTATATATTCCGGACATACATTTTTACCGTCTGAACAGGAGAGTGGCCCCAGAGGGAATGTGCACGGGGCTCTTCCATTTCCTCAATCTCTACAAAGTCCTCCAGGCGGAATGGGCATTTCTCGAAGGAGGAACGAATGTAAAGGGTTTCACCGAGGTTATACTTATTCTTCGAAAGATCTCCGAGGACCTGCCGGCGTGCCCAGGTGTTGAGTTCATTTACAACTACGTTGCGGTAAGATATGATCTGCGGGAATACGTGGGAACCGTCCTCGGACTGGGTTATGTTCTCGATGAAGAACTTCTGGGCTTGAGGCATAGTCCCGGCAAAGACAGTGGAATTGTCCACGCAATCGAGGATATCCTGGCGGGTGTAGGCTCCTGTTCGGATCTTTGTAGCGAGTTTTATGATATTGGAATCCGCGGCTTGTCGGACTATCTGGGTTAGCATGAAGGAGAGACTGGATAGGTTCCAGACAGGGGAAATGTCCTCCCCGACAGGTGGTAGTTGAGCTGGGTCTCCGACGAAGACGAGGGTTAGCTCGTAGGCTTCCTGGGCTTTGAGGATGAATTGGAGGATCTCGGAGGATACCATGGAGGATTCGTCTATGATAACGAGGTCGTTGTACTGGATCTTATGGCGACCGGACTCGACGAGGACTTGCTTGTCCTTTTCTTTTTGGAGTTTTAGACCGAGGTAGGAGTGGATTGTGTGGTCTCCATCGGCTACGCCAAGGGCTTTGTGAGTGGTGGCGGTGAGGACGATGTTGAAAGTACCGGAAGCTTGATGGATGAATTCCTTTAGGAGGAATGTTTTACCTGTTCCCGCATAGCCTTTCAGGATGAAGGTGGGAGGGAATTGGAGCATCTCATCTAATGCAGCTTGTTGATCTGCTGTTAGTGTTATTTCGGACATACTGTTGACTCCATTTATTTTAAGGTTTATTCGTGAAATTTTCACGTTTACAACTCTACATCCTTTTTCAGCTAAAACATCCCACGAAACATATTTTTCATTATATCAGCGACTTGTTGTACTCTTTCTCTTTCAGCATTTTGTTTATCGATTTTACGCTGTATTTTCGCTAATCGCCGTTTTTCTATGTTTTCAGGCTTTAGGTATGTAGCACGCCGCTTAGCCGCGATTACTTCTTTTTTCTTTCTCTTAGCTTCCTGCCACTGCCATTCCCTTTCGTCCTCTTCTATTCGAAAAGTGTTATTGCTGTCCTCACAAGAGGTGCAAAGAGGATAGTCAATCTGATTGTGAATAGTCATTTTCACACAACAATCTTCACAAACCGGATTATCGCAAGATTGGCAAACAATATCAGTTACCGCGCCACAAATATGACAGTATTCTTCTTGCATTACTAACTCCTTATACAAGTTACATCTTTCTCACACAGCGTAAAGCATCCTGTAAAGCCTTCTCCGCAACTTTCGCAGATACCCTAGTAGCAGGAGGATATTTATCCGACTGAAGGTTACTGCAAAGATGAAGGGATAAGCGGATGCGATAGAGAGTGTGGGTGCGGATGCGGGTTCGAGTGATTTCATTCATTTTGTTTCCTTTAAAGGTAAAGGTTCCACAGTCCCATCCGCCTTCTTCACATACAACATAGCAGCGGCTGCGGTTTTCTCTATCTTTATCCAGAGCCTTTTGTCCTGGAACGTTTTCATTACGGCGAGGGAGATTGTGGGGTCTACCTCTGTTGTATAGCTCTGGGCCAGGTGGCATAGTTTTGTGAAAAGTTTCTGCTGTTCCTTTTTTGTAGAGGTTGGGATGAATAAGGAGGAATTGAGATCAATTTCCTCCGCGGCTTTCAGGATGTAGTCTTTAGGCTCCATGTGGGGTTACCAGTTTATAATTAAGGACATGACGACTAGAGCAAGGATGGAAAGGATTATAAGATCAATTCGTTTCTGTTCTTGCTCCTGTTTCTTTTTCCGCTGGATAACGCGAAAAGGAGTGGATTGTTCGGAGAGGAACTTTTTACGCTGGAATGTGTAGGGCATGATGGTTACCTCTGTAAGGTTGGACGGTTCTGGATCTTTTCAGCCAAGGTACCACGGGCGGCTTTGCAGGTAGATATTGTTAAGGTTAGTTTCTCTGCCCCGGATGAGCATAGGGACTCGAACTTGGAGCATGTTTCACAGGTGGAGATGTGGGAGATGAAGGAGTCTATAGCCTGGGTTCGGAGTTCGATTGGTGTCATACCGGGCCTCCATCAGGGTTGAAGCCTTTCCATACGGAGTCAAAGTCGTCCATGGTAAGGCCGATTTTCTTAAGCTTCCTCTCCGTTTCCTCCGGGTTGTGCCAGCTGTCGCGATAGAACTCCCACCATAGGTCGGAGAGGATGCGGGCGGCTTCCCAGGAAGAGATGGAGAGGTGGGAGGATACGCGGGAGATTAGGTCTGCGTTGGGCATCTTGTTTCCTCCTTACATCTGGTTCATTTCCTGCATGGATTCCCAGTATTCCAAAGCGGCGAGGGCTTGGGAGTGGATTATGGATGCGAACTTTTTAGTTTCGTCTTTTTCTACTGCTGTCCATTCTCCATAGGCGTTGTCTTCACAGTCGAAGAATCCTTTGTCGTTGGAGGACCAGAAGCCGAACATGGGGCATTGATCGCAGCGTTTTTCTTCGAAGTCTAAATCCAATGCTTCTTTATTAAACTCACAGCAGGGGCAGCAGAATTTAATATATCTATCATTAAAAAGGTCGTCATACGTATTGCATTTACCAGAGCTTCCAGTTCTAGCTAACTCCTTCCAAAGAAGAGCGGCTCTCCTACAAGCAGATTTCATGGAGGTTACTTTTGTGCTTATTGTTTTCATGGGTTTCACCTACAGTTAATTTTCGCATGGTTAAGGATCTGTCTATCACTCTTTTCGGGAGAGAATTGGATTAAGGCATTCACACGGAAGAGGGATTCGGATTCGGAGGAGTCTTTCCAGGCAAGGAATTTAAGTCGGGCATGGAATTCGTCCTTAGATTTCTCGATTTCAAGCTGGCGTTTATAGGATTTGAGTTTCATACGATCACACCTCCCGCCGCTTGACAGCTGGATGCAACTTCGTAAACTTCTCCTCAAGCTCGTAGAATCCGACAAGCTGGACAGGTTGGGTTTGGGAGTTTATAAGTTCGAGATAGAGAAGGGCAAGGTCTTCTTTTTGGAGAAGGAGGAGATTCTCCATGCAGGAAGGGCATGTGCGGATATTGGAGATTTCTGTGGAGACTGGGAGGGTTGGGGCTATCTGCGGGTCGATGGGGACGGCTATAAGGACTGAATTTCGTTTCTGCATGTGGAAAGTTCTGCGGAGGGTTGTGGAGCAGGTGGAGCAGTGGGTTTCGCGGATTAAAATATACTCGGAGAGTTTGGATGTGGAGGTGGGGAGGGAATGAATTTTGACCTCCGGACGTTTCCGCTGTTTGTCTTTCCCTAGGAGTGTTTCGACAGAAAGGGAAGAGATGTCAAGGAGCTTGGCAAGTGCTTCTGCCGCGGCTAGGAGTTCATTGTCCGGGGTCTGGATAGCTGGTGTACTCATTTGGAGATTCCTTTATAGGTGGAACTTTGGTAAAGTACAGCTTTAGATAGATTCGAGAAGGCAGAGGATTATTAAGGCTGAATCAGCTCCAAGGGTTATGCGTTTCTCAAAGGGGTATTGTGTGGTGTCTCCGAGAAAACGTTCGTAGGTTGTGGAGAGTTCAACCTTTTCAAGCTCAGACATTATGTCGTTCATGACATGAAGCATGATACTATTCCCTTCGGAGTGGATTCCTATGACAGGGATGGAACGTTGGAATTTTTCCTGTACTAGGGCTAGGAGGTGGAGAATGGTTTGTGTGTCCATGAATGGCTCCTTTAAATAATCTTTTCCCGCGTGACACCTGCGACCCAGGACTCAAACTCCGCATCTTCAGCTGGCGTCACGGCAGGAAGGGTTGTTGGGAAGAACTTTCCGGTGGAATCTTTTTTGAGGATTATGGAGGTTCCAGGGACAGGATTGAGGATTTCGAGGAAGATTTCTTTTTCTTCTATGGTTTTCCTGGTGGTGATGTTTTCGAGAGACATGGAAGAAAAAGCACCCTGGCCGGATTTGGCTTCAGTTTTAGCCTGGGCGAGGGCTCGGTAGAATAGCATACGGTTGGATTTGTACTCCCGCTCGGAAGAGCAAGGGATACGGTAGATATCGCCTGGGGTTATGGAAAGGATCAGGCGGAGGTAGTTTGTACGGTTCATGAGGTTTTTCCTTGGTATTGATTTAAAGAGTGGTTCTATTCTTCACAGATTTCCCATTCATGCCCTGGGTCAGGAACGAACACGGCGCAGGACATAGTTTCATTCTCTTCCTTTGTTGTGACAATCCAGCCGTTGAATACGCGGAGGCGGTAGGTGTAAGGTGCGACTTTCTCCCAGGTTGGATTCTTGCATTTATCAACTTGATCATCTTCATGTTTATACAGGTTCTCATTCATACGTTTCCTCCAAAAATGTGGGTGGTTGGTCCAGGAGTCTATCACTTGCGAAGACTCCGACTATATCGCTTTCAGTTGGGAGAGCGAGGGTAAGGGCAAGGGCGAAGATTTCGTCCCAGCGGTAGAATGTCCAGTGCATTTAGGTTGGCTCCTTAATAATTTCTGCTACCTTTACAAGTTGGAAAATTACAACAGCCGTAGAATTTCCCGTATTTTCCCTCGGTAAGAATTGTATCCTTTCCACAAAGAGGACAGGGACCCTCACCGTGGGGTTTAATCGTTTGTGAATATCTTCTTGTTGGGTCAGGCATTCTTGTATCAGTATTCTCGTACCCAAGCTCATCAATGATGCCTTTTTCATAACCCTCATGCAAATTTCTGCCATTATCTACCCAAGATTGATACTCTTCCCAGTCATTCATTGCATTATCTAATGCATAGTCTGCCATATCACCCATGACTGCTCCATTTGTATTAAGGTTATTGTAGTAATCCTAGCCTCTTTCTTGGAGGAACTGTGGAAGGTAGTTCCTCCGGGAAAGGTGTTAGAAAAATGCGCAGCCGTAAAAGTGGGAAAGTATACTTTCACTTTGCTTGTACTCTCCTGTTTCTTTTATATAGGTTAAAATATTATCCGCACATTGGAGCGTACATTTTTTGAATCTAACTCCAATAACACAGAATGTTCCATCCGCTTCGAGAACAGAAGAACCTGGCCCTGGCTTCCATCCTTCTTTTGTCTCCGTATCCAGTGTCATACAAGTCAGCCCAATTTCCGGGTCAAATGCCTTGATATATGCCGGGATGGAGTCTCCATCCTCGAAGATGTATGTGAATTCTGTCCCGATCATGAGTTTCATTTCTTCTGGTGTCATTTTGTAGTCCTTTAAGATTGTAGGGTGGAGTTAGATTCGTGAAATTTTCACGGTTGAAACTGCTTGTGTTTAAGGTTTATATTTACGTGTATGGTTAGGGAGATTCTAACGCCTATTGTGTGCTGGAATCGGGCGGGACTAGATACTTTTCGGGTCAATCCCTTTATCCAGCGCAAGCCTTAACTTCGCTATTCTCATAGAATCCCAGTTTTTAACTATCTTCCGCAGAGAATTACAGGCCTTTGTCAATTCCTTCATCTCTTCCATTGTCAGAATCATCGGATTATCAAGTGTAAAAGATTTGTCCAAATTCATTGCTCCACTTATCCGTAGCTTTGCCCAGTTTCTTTTCTGGGACATTATTTTCCAGTTATACTTTACCATTCTAGCTCCTTCATAGTTAAGATTGTTCCAAGCACCGGACCGTTCGTCCCAAATGCTCTGCTATTACCGATTTAAACAAGGTAAGGGCCAAGGTTTCCCTATGCTCTGCTATTGTAGGTTCCAGTTAATTTTGCCGCGATGGTCCGTACAATGTATTAATCCATCCGGGTATGTATTGGTATTACCCAACGTGTTATCGTCCCGTGGTGGGCATCGTCGTGACGATTTAACCCATTGTCATTATTCCATCCATTCCACATCCATGGAATATTAATCCACATCCATGGAATCCCGTAATCCATCCGTATTACCATAGTACTATGCAGGATGCAATAGAAAAAGCACAGGGTTTACACGAGTCACACGATTTACACGGGTAACACAAACCACACAATCCACGCCATTTTCAATGTGCTAATTAACCGACCGTGGAAAATGCCATTTTCCCATTGAAATGATATTTCTTACTCCCAGTACCTTATTCTCCCTAAACTGTG